AAAGATATCTCTGATAATATTATGGCAAATGTCCAGAAACGAACAGAATCGATTAGAGAGCATTCTGGAGTTGTCCCCGAAACCGTAGTTGGGAACTTTAAGAAAATAACAAAACAGATCACAGCGCTTTTTAAGCCTCCGTCTGGTGGTCCTTCCGATTAATAAATAGGAATAATATGATAGTATCAGAAGACGCAGTATCCTTTGTAGCCACCTCCTCCGGAACAGTAGATTTTGTCTATGGTGGATCACGAACCTCATTTGCAAATCTGACCTCGGCTGTGACTGCCGGTGATTTGGTCGATGGGCAATGGGTATCCTATACGGCTGTTGATTCCCTCTTTAACCCCACCCAACGAGAGTTCGGTCAGGGTATCTTTTCTGCGGCTGGTTCCGGCACTATTGCTCGAACCAATCCTCTGGGCGGAACATCTGGGGCCGGAACTAAAGTCAATTTTGGTACTCCTCCGATTGTTTCACTAACGATTTTGGCTGAAGATGTTTATTATGCAGGAGCGGGGGAGGTTGGGAGCATTTAAATGTCAATACCAGCAACTCGCAATGATTTTAAGCTTTATTGCCTGCGCAAACTTGGAAACGAGGTCATTAATATCAATGTCTCCGATAATCAGGTTGAAGATCGTATAGACGAAGCCATCATGTACTGGCAGACTTTCAATGGCGATGCGAGTACCCGCCAGTTCTATCGATATGTGCTTACTGGACAAGACGTTGTAAACCAATATATTACGCTCCCCGATAACATTGTTGGGGCTGTTTCGATCTATCCTCCAGCCGACGCCTTCAATGCAACCTCGATGTTCTCTATTCGATATCAGATTGCCTTGAATGACCTCTATACCCTGACCTCGGTTTCTATGGCTCCATACTATATGGCGTTTCAGCACATTGCGCTGCTAGAACAGTTATTGGTAGGATTTAAGCCAATCTCTTACAACAAGATATCAAATAAACTTCAGATCAACGCCGATCTTAATGTGTGGGGGGCCGGGGCAGTAATTCTTATCGATTGTTTCCAGGTGCTTGATCCTGTTGCCTATCCGAGAGTGTGGGGGGACCGCTACCTAATGCGCTATGCTACTGCACTCATAAAGAAACAATGGGGACAAAACTTAGGGAAGTTCGGCCAGATGCAAATGCCTGGAGGTATCTATTTCAACGGTAAACAAATCTTCGATGAAGCCTCGGCAGAGCTAGAAGAACTAGAACAAAAAATGCGATCAGAAACCGAAGTTCCGGCCTTACCTGAGATAGGATAATATGACTGCACCAAGCCGATGGGATTTAGCTAAATTAGATTTAGGACCAGTCATAGTTTTTATTGCGGGTATTTTGGTAGGTCTTTTTGGCGCGGGCTGGGGATCATTATTATGCCTGTAGGAACTACAAACCAGTTTTTCCAAAACTACACCAATAAAAATGAACAGCGTCTATTAGAAAGCCTAATCGTAGAGTCGATTTCAATATACGGGGTGGACGTTTACTATATTTCCCGAACCTTTCATGATTACGATCCGCTGTATAGTACAGATGTGTCGTCATCGTATGAAAAGGCTTGGCTCATTGCTATCTATCTAAAAAACGTGCTGGGCTTTACTGGGGACCGTGAGTTTATGACGAAGTTCGCAGGTCTTGAGATTCGAGACCAGGTCATCTTTTCGATTCCTCGTCTAATCTTTCAGGAGACTATTGCGGACGATCCAGCGTTTCCGCCGTTGCCTCTTTCGATAACAGCTTCTGCCGCAAGGCCTCGTGAAGGCGATCTGATTTGGTTTCCATTTAATAAAAAATGTTTTAAGATTATGTATGTGAACCTCACTGATCATTTCTTCCAACTGGGACATTTATATACTTGGGAAGTGACCTGTGAACTATTCGAATATTCTGGGGAACAATTCAATACAGGCATTAAAGATATTGATCGAATCCAACTAGAAGGATCATTGAATATTCTCGATTATCTGGTTACCGATACCGACGGAATAACGCCTCTGCTTAATGATCCCGATCACGATTATTGGGTAACCGATAGGCTACAAAAGATTGCTCCTCTTCAGGATAATATCAATGTTGATACTGCTGCGAATAATATAATCGAATGGAATGCCGATAACGTCGATCCGTTCAGCCAGGGTAATACCCAGCCGGGAGTTTAATCGCATGATCTGGGATGCATCTTCACAATCAGGAACTGCCGAGTATTTTTTCCACGACCTTCTCCGTAAGTATGTCGTGGTCTTTGGCCGCACCTTCTCCACGATTATGATACAGCGCTCTGATGCTAACAGTGTTATCACCGATATAAAAGTTTCGCTGGAATATGGCCCCAAAGAAAAAAGCCTAGAAAGACTTTTAGCTGACCCTGATATAGATCGACCATATTCGGTATTACTACCGAAAATGACCTTTGAGATAGAACCTCCTGGTATCTCTTATGATACTGAGCGTAAAATAGGCACCATTGAAAAAATAGTCCAACGAAATCCCGACAATAAGAACCAACTACAAATAATGTATACGGCTGCTCCTTATAATATTAATTTTGCGCTGTATATCTATGTAAAGAACCAGGAGGACGGAGCCAAGATTTTAGAACAAATACTGCCGTTCTTCCAACCTGCCTGGGTGCCTCGAATAGAACTTATTCCTGAAATGAATCTGGTCCGAGATATTCCTATCGAGATTCGTCCAAATATGGACTATCAGGACCTTTATGATAAAGAGTTTAAGACTCGTCGGGTGATTATTTACACACTTCATTTCCGAATGCGAGCGCTGTTTTATGGTCCTGAACGCACCAAACCAATCATCAAGTTTACTACTCTCAATCTTAGAGCTGGTGTCTTCACCAACAATCAGATAACAATATCTTATGGAGGAGCTAATAGCGGCCTTCCGGCTGGCGCCAACATCTATTCATACTCCAATAATCTTGTAACGGGAAGTGGAGTTATCAACCAAACTTCGTGGATGAATCTTGCCAATAATGTCAATACTGGAACGCTGCAGGTCAATGTGATAACGGGAAGTTTCACGGGAAACACTTTGATCTATACTTTTGGAAATACAGTAGTGGCGAATGTGGTCTCGTGGGTCAACGGAATATATGATAACGATGGAAACTTGCTGTCCAACCCTGGAATAGCCGAAATCGTGGTATCACAACCAGGAGAGACCTCTACTGGCCATCCCACCGCAAATGTCTCACAAACAGTTGACTGGAGCTTGATTGATATATCAGATGATTATGGATTCGCCTCGCAAGTGAAGGGCGGAGAAGTAACATAATGAAACACGAACATCATGTAATCCCAAAACACGCGGGAGGTGAGAATGGTCCAACGGTTCTACTAACAATCGAAGAACATGCTGAAGCTCATCGAAAGCTTTATGAACATCATGGTCGTTGGCAAGATCGATTGGCTTGGCAAATGCTATCAGGTCAGATCGGAAAAGAGGAAGCGATAGGCCAGATTATAAGTGAAACTAATAAAAGAAGACTTGCTGATGGAACTCATCCTTTTATCGATAGTGAATATCAAAAAAGGAACAACAGAAAGCGAGTTGAGAAAGGAACTCACCACTTTCTTGGTGGGGAGATACAAAGAAATGTTGCTAATAAACGGATTGCTAATGGAACAAATCCATTTCTCAAGCTAAACAATACATCATATACTTGTCCTCATTGTAATCGAACAATCAAGACAAAAGGAAATTATATCCAACACATTGGGAGATGTAGGAACAATGTGGCAAGAACCTGAACTGGCTAAGAAGACCTGTCCAAATTGTGGGGCGCCAATCGGTAACGACATGCGACCATTAGGGGAGTGTTTTTACTGGGGCCAGATGAAATATAAGCTTGAAGCCGAAGCAAGAGATTATGCTGATTGGAAACGGCAAGGTTATGATCCTCCCTGTGAAGGCAATCACTATACTCAATGGTCACAACGTCGAGACCTCCAGCTGGGCTTGGTCGTGGTATGCCTACTCTTCGGGATACCCCTTCTACTACTGTTAGTGCTCTCTTTCAGCTAAATACCCAATGACCAATAGCGAACTACAAATGTTTAAGCCAAACGAGGTTTCTAAAATCATTGAACAACCTCCTGCCAAAGATATTACTCCAGAAATCGTGCAAGATTTCGAGGTGGCAAGAGACAATATCCACGACACCATCAAGATCACACAAAAGGCTGTAACCGAATGTGCGGATATTGCCGAACAATCACAAGGCTGGCAATATTATAACACCTTGGCTTCTCTGCTGCGAGCTTCGATAGAAGGCAACCGAGAACTAATGGAGATTCATAAAAAGAAAAAAGAGTTACATCAGGAAGCTCCTCAACAGGTAACAAACCAAGTGATCCTCACATCTGCCGATATGTTACAACTTATCAAAGGAGATAAAAAATGATTCTAGTCAGAGGAAAACACGGAATGGGTTGGCGAAACTCGCTGCCCGATATTCGAGACAAAAAGCTTTCGTTGAAGCTTGCTGAGCCTGATCTACCGTCTTCGTCTGAAATGGTAGCTTTGATTGACTGGATATATGATCAGGGTCAGGAATCATCGTGCACCTGTAATTGTGGTGGCTCGCTGTTCCGTTATATTGAGAAGCACGATAATCTGAAAATGATAGCTCCTTCTCGTAATTTCCTTTACTGGAATGTGCGGGTGTTGGAGGGAGTTGCTAGCAAAGATGCTGGTGCCCAGGTTCGAACTGTTCTAAAGTCTCTTGCTAATACAGGAGTTTGTTCCGAGGATGTATGGGATTATAATAATAATACTCTATTCAATCAACCTCCAACATCCGCCTATAACCTTGCCGAACATAATAAAGTCAAGGTCTATATGGCGGTGGAGCATTCCCATACTGCGCTGCGATCTTGTATTGCTGAAGGTTATCCTTTTATCTTTGGTTTTTCCGTCTATAGATCATTCGAAAGTGATATTGTAGCCAGAACCGGCTGGGTTCCAATGCCTAGTGATAGTGAAGATATGGTTGGAGGTCATGCTGTTATGGCTGTTGGTTATGATGATGTGCATCGATATTATAAGGTGATGAATTCGTGGGGACCACATTGGGGTGATAAAGGCTACTTCTACCTACCCTACGACTATATGGAAAGTGAAGACCTTGTGGACGATATTTGGACCGCCCGTTCTGTTGACCAGACATGACTAAACTAGAAATAGAAGGCTTAGGAGAAATAGAGCTTCCTGAAGCTGAAGCTCGCTTTGTCGATTACCGCGGCTATCGAGGTTTTGCGCTGCTCAAACGAGCTGGTGTCAAGATCGAATGGACGTCGGAACTAGTCACCGAATACAAGAAGTGCTCGGAAGACCCCATTTATTTTGTTGAAACATATATGCGAGTTGTTCATGTGGATCGAGGTCTAGTTCCGTTCAAGTTATATCCTTATCAGAAACAGCTTATTCAGAATATACACAACAACCGTTTCACCATCACCACAATGGCAAGACAATCCGGCAAGTCAACCGCAGTTATTGCTTACCTGCTATGGTTCGTTTTATTCAACTCCTACAAGACAGTTCTAATTCTGGCTAACAAGGCTGAAACAGCTCGAGAAATCTTGGGAAAAGCCGCACTTGCCTACCTACACCTTCCCAAACATATCCAACAAGGCGTCACTGACTGGAACAAAGGATCGCTGATGTTTGAGAATGGTTCCAGAGCTGTCGCACTCTCCACCTCAGACGTTGCTGCTCGTGGTTATGCCGCGAATATTCTGGTTATCGACGAAGCCGCCCACATTGAACGATGGGAAGCCTTCGCTCAATCAACCCTGCCTATTGTATCATCGGGAGAAACCACCAAGATTGCTATGATATCAACACCATCCGGGCTCAATCATTTCTATGCCTATTGGTCGAAAGCACAACTATATAATGTTCCCGCCGACAAGATACCCCCGAATATGAAATGGAATGGCTATGTTCCATTAATGGTTCGATGGCCTGAAGTTCCTGGTCGTGATGAAAAGTGGCGGGAAAAAGAAATGATGCAGATGAACTTTGATCAACAAAAGTTCGATCAGGAATACAACTGCGATTTCATTGGTTCATCAGGAACACTCATTGCCGGATGGAAACTCAAGGAACTGGCGGGAAGGATTCCATTATATCATAAAGATGGACTATACAAGTATGTCGAACCCAAGCCGGACCATCTTTACATTATGACCTGTGATGTGTCGGAGGGCAAAGGCTTTGATTATTCGACCTTCCAGATCACCGATATTCGTCAAATGCCGTATGAACAGGTTGCGGTGTTTCGTTCCAATACCATCACCCCCGGAGATTTCTCGGAAATAATGTATAGAACGGCCAAGGCCTATAATAATGCAGCGGTTCTGATTGAATATGAAAGCCTAGGCCCAGTGGTTGCCTATGACCTATTCAATAACCTGGAATATGAGAATATTCTTTTTACCAAAGCTATGGGGAGACTAGGCAAACAAATCACCCACCGAAACGAACCACAGGTTGACCTCGGCATCAAAATGACTACCAGAACGAAGTCCGAGGGATGTTCGATGCTCAAACTACTAGTTGAGCAAAATCAGTATATAATCAATGACCAAAACACCATCGAAGAACTTGCTCGATTTATTCGGGATGGCAAGAGCTATGCGGCGGAGGAAGGAACGCATGATGATCTGGTTATGCCTCTGGTTATTTTTGGTTGGTTGTCTAATCAACAATATTTTCGCGATATAAACGACCTCAACACCCTCACCTTCCTGCGCGACAAGAAAACCGAGGACATTGAGGAAGACCTTATGCCGTTTGGCTTCGTTTTACGGGAACCACAAGGGGTTATGCCGTCAACGGCCAATTTACACCGCGAGCTTTGGATTACCTCCCGAACCAACATGAATCCAG